TACCTGTGCCTACGCTTTCGTCGTCTGAGTCCATCTTACCGACGTTCCGTGGGTTTTCATAGTGGTCCATTACTTTGTCACTGTAAGCCATGTCGTTACAACTCGCAACTATTGCCAGTACAGGCTAACTGTTGTGAGCCTTCAGTCATGTCTGACTCTTCATTGACGTTCCAATCTATCTGCTTCGGAAACCCTTTGACTAACTCGTCGTACACTTCTTTGTCAACAGGCTCATAAGGGGCTTGTTGGTACGTGTGTTCTGAGTAAGGTAAGAAGCTTATGCCACTTATCTTGTCAAAGTTGTTGTACAACCATTGCCCCACTTGTAGGAACTCGTCGTCCCTGTAGTAACACGTCATGCTAGGCTTGTGTTCACACCAGAAGTCCTGGTAAGTCTGCCAGAGACATAACTGTTCCATAGCTCCCATGTCGTTAGCCACCACAGCCCCTTCAGGAGACTGTATAGGGAACGAAAAGACTTTAGTAGTAGGAGACATCACGTCTTCCTCTACAGGGACTCCTGCGGCTTCTAAGACACCACAGAGGGGATCTCTAGCGTCTGCCCTAACTCTTCTTATGTACTGTTCTGAGTACCTTGGGTGTATCCCTGACGCACTGTCCACTAGTTGACTCACAGTGCCGCTTGGCTTAACAGCAGTAATAGCAGTACTAGCGTTAATCTTAAGACGCTTGGCCCACTTCTTGTTAGTCTGTATAGCTTCTTCTTTGAGTTGTGTAAGCCAGTGTTGCAAGTCTGCACGTCCTGATCTCCCTGAAAGTATTGGGTGGTCCATAATTCCTGTTAATGATACACCAAGCAAAGCTTCTTCTTCGGTGTTGTCTTTCCATACTTTTCTTAAGTACCTGAAGTCAGTCAGGGTAGCCTGTAGCGTACCCAGTACAGCAGCAGTCCTGACCTTAAGACGTAACCCCTGTAACGTGTCGTCTGCCCTGATAACGACTTCAGACAGGTTACAGAACTGGTAAGGTCTGAGTATGATCTCTGAACACGGATTAGTACCAAACTCGTAGTCTGCGTCTCTACGTCCATTCTTAGCTGCCTGTTGTTGACTAGCTACTCTACTGAACACACCTCTTTCTCCTGACCTAGACTCGTAAAGGCTTTTCCATTCGTCCAGGAAAGAGTCAAAGTCTGGTTTCTCTGTGTAACAAGCAGAGTTATTCGCTAGGCCACGTTGGGGATTATCTACCCACCACTGTCCTGACTTACAGCGTCTTATTCTGTCGTCAGTGAGATTACTGAGACTGATGAGAGCCGACCGTCTGACTCCCCCGACGACGACGATTTGTGCAATCTTACAGCAGAGATCGTGACACTCGATGGAACTAAGCTTTCTTCCAGCAGCGCCAGTAAAAACTTCGACGGTGAACTTGAAGAGATCGACAAGAGGCTCAGGACCACTTGCTCTACCACCGAAGGTTTTAAGGGGTTGCCCTGAAGAACGAACTCCAGATACGTCCCACTTTGGAATCTGACCTGAATACAACATTGCAATAAGTTCCCTAAATGCTTTTGCCCATCCAATCTTAGAGTCAGCGACGAATATAACTGTATCGGTATCATATAATTTTTCTGCAACCTCTGGAAGTTTGTTTATGTACTGACGCTCAACGCTAAACCCTACTCCTGTCCCACACATTAGGACGTACATCATCTCGTCAAATGCTTTAGGGTGGTCTATAGGTAAGTAAGAACAGTTGAACCCAGCTACGTTGTCTTTGTCTAACGCTGCACCAGCAGTCATTAAAGCTCTCATACTAGGCATTACTTGTAAGTCATGTATCTGTTTGTAAATGTCCTGAGCTTCTTTGCTCGTGATGTACTCTTTGTCCTGCCAAAAGTTCAAGTACCTGTTCACTGTTTCAGACCAAGACTCCCTACGTTGCTCCTCTGGTAAGTAACGTGCGTACCTAGATTTGTGTATGTACTGTTGATAAGCGTCCATTATATTTCAAATTCTCCGTGTGTTAGTATTGACATTTTTATACGGTCAAGTAAAAAGTAAAGTTCTTCGTTGTCCATGTTAGTAGACACCACTAATGTATCTTTTGACTTAACGATACAAAAAGCCTTGTCGTACTTGTCTAAGTTTTCTGTGTCTGTAATACATTCAAACACTTTAGCAACTTCTTTTTTGTCTCCGAAATTTCCTTTTATGACGTTCATTACTCCTGTTCCTCTGTCAGTCTTTTCAAGTACCACTGACATTTCTTGAGGTCCTCTACTGGTTTGCCTTTGTATCTGTACCTCCAGATGTATTTAAGGGCGTTACCTTTTAAGTACCCTTTGAACTCTACTGGAGACATACTTGCTTTGATTGCGTCAATAGCTTCTATGTCTCCGCTGTTGTAGTGTGGGGGTTTGTTTACGTTGTCTTCTGCTAACTTACCGTCAAACACTTCGGACCACGCTTTAGGTTTACCTGCGTTGTAAGCTCTGTCCCAGGCTTCGGGTGTTTCGTCATTCAGTCTCATCTTCGTCCTCCTCTTCATCTGCAACGTCCTCTTCAAAGTCGTCTAGTCTATTTATAAATTTGTCTTCAAACCTGTCCAGTAACTCTTCTGAGGTAATCTCCAGAGCCTCTAACAAGTCGTCAGAATCATAGGTGTTCAGTACACGTTCTTTAATTTCCTCCATTGTTAGTGACATAACCTATCAACTCCTCCAACGTGTCCACTGAGTACCAACGAATGTTTTCTTTTTCGCACCATTTAGACATGGTTAACTTACCTCCTTTTCTTACTTTTTTTTCTGGATTCATGAGTACAAATACAAGTTCCTGTCCTTCGGGTAAACTATCTCTAACGCTGGTGTATTTCTTAGTGTCTCCCTCTCTGAAGAAGCCCTTACATTCAACAAGTGTACCTGTAGAAGTGTGTACAAAATCAGGACAGTACTTACGATAAACAGTATATGGGACCATGAAAGGTTCATAGGCAAATCCTTTTAGTATTTTGGAAACTGTGTGTTCAAAGTTACTACGAAATTTCAATTTCTTGGACCTTCGGCTCATTTTTTACCTCTGTTAAGTAACGTGGACCTGTGGAGTACAAGAAAGCTCTGAGGTTGGGCCAACAGGTTTTCTTGTAAGCACAGTACGAACAACCCACAGCCAGCTTCATGTTACCGCTTTTGCCTTCCGGTACAGCCTCGTAACAAACCTCTGGTGGGGCCTTTTGTTTAACAACTTTCTTGATGTGTTTAATCTTGTCCTTCATGTCGTAAGAGATAAGATTATTTATAGGAGCTTGAGTGTCCGACTCGTCGTACATAAGGTAAGTCAAATGTCCATTTTGTTTGTCCATTGCTAACCAACCGTACTTAGTCTCACCTTCAGAAGCTGCGTAACCTTTTATCTGTGCTACGTATCCGAAAGGATCGTCATAAGCTACAGAGCCTTCTTTGAACTTCTTGAAACCGTAGGTAGAAGCAGACTTAACGTCAGTCACTACTCCGTCTATCTTACAGTCCATAGAGCCTTTGATGCCTTCTACTTCACAGGATTTCTGTTCGTCGGTTACTTTGTGTCCTGCTGCTCTAGCCAAGAACAAAAGCATTTCTTCTATGAGGTGTCCGTACATGAACTTAATGTACGTATGAGGAAGTATGTCCTCTCCTTTCTCAGCGTCGTTGTACACGTTCCAGAGAAACCTGTCTTTACGTCCTATGTTGGACATACGAAGCTTTCTACTGTCGTCGTACTTTTCTGTGAACTGCTGACGCATAAGGTCTTTGACGTTCTCACCAAACTGTTCGATACAAGCGTCTATGTCTACGTCTTCAGAGACTTCTTTTGTGTCTACCAGTTTGTATATGTCACTAACTAATGTATGTATGTTTTTCATATATAACTCTCTATTATTTCTTCAACAATTTCTTTAGCTTGCTCCGTTGTGCAGTTGAACCACTCAGACCGTCTTTCGTACAGCTTTTGTAGTGCAGCGTGTGCTTCAGACTCCGCTGATCTACGATCTGTAACGTCCCAAGACGCAGCCAAAGAGTAGTCCCTAAAAGGAGAAGAAGTCTGATAACCGTTCAAACGGTCTTTTGCGTCTACTGCCATACCAACCTTTACCCACTCAGGGAAGTTTGGGTTAGTCATAACGTACACTTGACCTTCTGTGCTGCTTTCGTACTTCTCAAGACTGCTAAAAGCAGCGGCTTCAAACGTCTTGTAGCGTCCTGGTTTGTGTAAAGGATGGGACTTAGAGATATACTTCCCATTGACCCACATTTTAGTCTGATCTCTTTTCCAAACTGCTTCTGGATTGTCTTTGTAGTACTTACCTTCGCCTCTTTTATAGTTCATTATTGATCTCCTTAGTGTGTCTCTGCCCACGTTGTGCCAATTTTATATTCACCGTCCAGAGGACAACGAAGCCCAAACTCTATTCCTGCCGCCTTCAAGCACTCAACCCCTAGCCAACCAAACTTGTCTGCATGGGCTTCACGTACTTCCGTCTGTACTTCGTCATGTATGTTACCTATGAACTTGTAGTCTAGCTCCCATTCTTTTGCGTACTTGTCCAGGATTACCAAAGCCTTCTTCATAACAATAGCACCTGCCGCCTGTAACAGAGTATTCAGTGCAGCGTGTCCTGATCTGACATGAAGTCTTCTACCGTCAAGGCCCCTGATATAACCTCTTCCAGACGCTCGTACAACTCTTTCTCGTAAAGACTCAAGAGAAGGTGTGTTTCTAAGAAATCTTTCCTTAAGTCCAGCACCGTCTCTTGCACTTCCTCCAACAATAGTACCGATTTTTGCGTCCCCTGCTCCATAGAGAAAAGCGTAAATAAAAGTTTTTGCCTGATCTCTGTTTGCAAGTCCTGCAGCCATTTGATTTCTGGTATGAACGTCTTCTCTAAGTAAGACATTGGTAAACTCCTTGTCGTCCATGTAGTGAGCTAACATACGTAACTCTAGCCCACTAGCGTCAAACCCTACGAGCTTAGTACCACTAGGGACTGTCCAACAAGAGCGACACTCCGTACCGTAAGGTTTACTACTGGCAGGTATCTGAGCCATGTTAGGGTTCTGGTGTGTCATACGTCCTGTGACTGCACCGTTACTGATTACCCTGCCATGAACCCTGCCTGTGTCTTCGTTAACGTGGTCAAGCCATGAGTGGACCTGTGCGTATCTTTTTTGTAGCATCAAGTACTCACTCACGGCTTTAGCCTCTGGTAAGTCAATCGTTTCTAAAACGGACTCGTCCACGATTGGGTTACCTTTTTCAGTAGTTTTTCCAAAAACCGCACCAAGCTCTTCCAAGCGTTTCGCAATTTGCTGCCTACTGCCAACATTAAAGGTTTCCACCTTGTCTTTAAGTCTCCTACCCGTCTTCTCAGAGTATCTTTCATGGACGATAGGTGGGAACTTACTTTGTAAATCATCTTCGATAACATTCATTCTCTCCTTAAACGTAGCGCACAACTCATGTGCTAATTGTTGGTCTAAAGTCCAACCGTTTTTCTCCTGTTGGTTAGTTATGAACTGTACCTGATGTTCCAAGTCTAAAGAAACACTTGAGAAACACTCCATGTCCTTCGTTAACTTCTGGTGTACTGCTTCAGTAAGTTCCACGTCACGTATGCAGTACTTTATCATGTCTGCGCTCAAGCAAGTCCAGTCATTATGATCTCCTTTTGGGAAGCCTAACTCATTACCCCAGTTCCTTAGAGAATGTCCTCCAGACTTACTTGGGTCAGCTAGACGTGATAACACTAGCGTATCAATAATCCTCTCAGACGCAACTGAAAGCCCCCAGAGACGATTTAGCACTGGGAGGTCGTACCCTATTAAGTTGTGTCCAACTACGCTCACAGAGCTTCTGAGG